TGCAACTAAGGAACAAGCTGCTAGCATTGTTAATTTCTTGGACAGTACTATAAGTAAAACATCATCTGGTAAGGTTAGAGTTATTAAGGTTAAAGATGTTGATGACCAAGAGCGTAGTGTAATAATAGAACCACGTTGGGGTACTGCTCCTAAGCAATCACCGTCATCTGGTTCTGTATCATATAGAGACATTGCAGGCTTACTTATTAGGTTGGATATTAAGTTAACCCCAACCCAAAATGAAAGAATTGTAACCGCAACGGCACGCTATGAATCACAAGCGCGTAAGCACTTGATGAGAACAGGTAACCCAGGTTGGGATAAGAATGTACTGAAGAATATTGCTTCATACCTAGAGACTAAAGCGCACATTGCTGCTAAGAGTGAGTACCGTTATGCGATTGATAGACTGATGGCTGATGAGAGTAAGTGGCGTGGTCATAGAGCAACACTAGTAAAACTTGCTAACGAGTTAACTGACGCAAATAAATTAGACAATGAAGAAGCGAAGTTCATAGCGAAGCAACGCTTCGATACGTATGCATATATGTATCGTTACTCAGCTGATATGAATGTTAGTGGTATCGAAACAGTTAAAGTAGATGGTAAAGACATCGAGTTAAAACTTGAAGGTCGTGGAGAATACTACCGCGATGAAGGAAGAAAGCTAATAGCGTGGTATGACCAGACCAGGAATATTGTAACCAGTACTGAGGATTTATTATCTGGGTCACTTGGGTCACAACTTAAACTTGCCACCGTAACCATGCAATTAGGTATGAGTTTTGCTACGGCGGCTGTGAACTTAACTTCTATCCCCCTACTTACTATACCTAACCTAGCCACTTATAATCAGAAACGAGGCTTCGGTGGAGGCTTCGGTTTCTCTAAAGCTTCCGCAGCAGTGGGTAAAGCAACATCCGATATTAAGAATACTAAATTTGGTACGACTGAGTTCTTATATGACATGGTTAAGAACTGGGATAAATCAAAAATGTACAACGAGTACGGCCTAACACTTGATGAAGCTGTGTTCCTAAGAGATGAAACTGAGCGCGGAACTATGGCTCCTGCACAGATGAATGCATTGCTTGGTTCATCACGTGGTGGTGTCCATTCTGCTTGGGCTATCAAAGGTATTACAGGTTGGATGTATGCGTTCTCACAGACTGAGCAGTTAAACAGACGTGTATCTGGTTTGGCAGCATATAGATTAGAGCGTGATAGATTTATGGCGGCGAATCCTAATGCAAGTACAGCCGAGATTCAGGATTATGCTAAAACAAAAGCAGGTCAGTTTGTGTACGACAGTCAAGGTAACTATGACATGTACAACAGACCTGAGATTGCTCGTGGTAACTTGTTCCAGTACCCTATGATGTATAAGCAATTCACTCTGTCGGCAATCAAATTATTTGCTCAGATGGATGTGAAAGGTAGAACCTATGCAATGGGATTACTATTCTTAGTAGCTGGTATGAAAGGTATGCCATTCGCTGACGACATCATGGACTTACTAGATACGCTAATACAATTCTTCGGTATTAAAATGCCGACAATAGAGAAGGCGGCATTAGAAATTGTTGAGGACGTAGCCCCCGGCATGGGGCCATATTTCATGAGGGGTGNNGCNGATAGATGGTTCGGTGGAACGATATCGACTAGACTTGGCTTCGGTGATTTATTCCCATTAACTGGAATGCTTAAAGCAGGTTCAGACCCATGGCGAGAGGCAGAGAATTTATTCGGCCCAGTATGGACAACAGNTAAGGGTATCCTAGGTACAGCAGGACAGATAAGTAAGTATGGGTTAGAAGCCATCGGCTTAAGAGAAGGTCGTACGGATGGACGTACTATTCTTCGAGAGATGCCAGTAACAGCNGTACGTGCNATCACTGATGGATACACGTTCTATACTGACGGTATGATTACTAATGCTCAAGGCAAAGTAGTGTCACGAGATATGACAACATGGACAGCATTCACAAGGCTGTTAGGATTCTATCCTTCAGTTGCTACTGCGGAGAATGATATTGTTAGAATGTCTAAACAGACATCGGATTATGCTAAGGACATACGTGCTGAGTTCCGTAATGCGTACATCAAAGCAAAGATTGGGAAGGATACAGAAACCATGCAACAGGTTATTAGAGACGTTAATAACTGGAATGCTGAGACGAGAGGTACTGAGTTTTATATGCGCAACTTCCTTAAGTCAGCGAATAGAGCATACCGCGAATGGAATAAAACCACCTCGGAAAGATTCCTCAAGTCTGCACCAAAAGGTATCAGACCTGAGACGAAGTGGCTAATGGATGTTTTTGTAAACGAATAGTTACGCCATCTTTATTTGACCGAAGGTTAAATCTTCTGCTGCTGTATCAGCATCATCCAATATACCTTGTAGTCTAGGATGGTTAAGGTTAATACCGACAACATAAGACTGACCAAGTTTAATCGGTGTGTTCTTACCTAGGAAACATTTCTTAGACCTAGGAGTTGCATCAATATGCTCACCTTTCAACTCGTTGCAGAATGATTTGTAGTCATGGCCTTTCATAGATAACCATTTACGGAAGTGAGTACGGTCTAACATAAGCGTACCACTGTCAAATACAGCTGTCATTGAGTTACGGTGGACATCAAACCTAACACGTATCTCTCCACGAGGTAAGCGTTGGAAGTCAACCACGGGCTTCTGTCCTGCTGTATGCATAATAGTAACGGCAACATCAGCAAAGTCATTGAGGTACTCTGCAATAATATCAAACGAATCCATCTTGCTTTCAGCGGCAACAGTACGGATAGCACCTATCTGTTCCAGCACCCATTCAGTACCCTTGGTATAGTCATAGTCGATAAGACCCCAGTCCTTAGCAAGTTTAGATGCTAGGTCTGATAGGATAATTGCTTGCTCCCAGTAGCGTTCTTCGCCACTGAATCGTGCGTCATATCTTATATGGAAATTGTCAGTTGCCTCAGCAATCATAGCTCTTATACCATCATTACCTATTTCTAACAACTTAGATATGAATATGTGACCTACATGTCCGTAGTTACTTGTTATAAAGTTATAGATGTTTCGCCCTGCTTCACTGTTCTTAGTAAACAATTCATGCGGTGGTACAGTTACCTCTAGTAAACGTGCCATCTGTGCATCAGTATCTAATCCAGACGCAATTAACTTAGACTGCAATGACTTGTTTGTAGATACAACAACNGGCATAGCCCACGTCTTTGCTTCTTTCTCAACAGCAGAACGATTTAGTCTAGCCTTATCTCTACCTTGGCTCACCCAGTAACAGAAGTCACCAACCTCTTTGTCTTGCATCATGGTTACTTCATCCACTGTCATCGGTAAGTGAGCGTACATACCCATCCTATTGAACAGTGTGTTCTGAGTAAACTTTGCAGCGAAGTGTAACTTCTCTGGGTCGCCATAGATAGACTGTATCCAGTACTGTGCTAGTGTTTTACCACCACCAGTTGGGCCNTATAACGACACAGTTAATCCTTTCAGTCCTGTGAAATTAAATAGTGGTGATGAGAATCCTACACCTAGNGCAAACATATGGCTCGGCATATGTGCTTTCTCTAGCATGTTAGTCATCTTAGTCCACGCTTTAGCGTCACCNCTTNTNCCATACATNTCAGCACCCATTGCATTTGATGCAGTGGATAGTGATACTTTGTCTTCTTTAATTACACCAGTAACATCTTTGTGTATTACAGTATCGCCTATAACAAAGTGCGTATTCTTTTCCTTCCACCCCATTGTCGAGTAGAGGTTAGTCATGGTACGGATTTGTCTTAACTCTTCCATGTAAGTTCGTAGCATAAGTTGAAAATACTCCGTCTGTCGTTTATTAAATAACACTATACCNTGGTCTGCTATAGCAGTGGGGAACTCTCTACTCCCATCAGTTAGGAATGCTTGCCGCAGTATCAGTTCAGTCCATCCAATATGAGGGCGTTTCCAGTGGTATCTCACCACCTCATATCCTAAGTGGTCATCACGACCGTAGCCTACTGGGTATATATCAAACTTACACACATCAATATCAGTATCATCAATGGTCATCTTGATACCCTGCTTCGTCCTCTTAAATGGTTTCGGCATAGGTACTGAGTTCGCTACCTTGTCTGGTGCTTCAGCAGTAACTTCTACTTCTTGATACTGAATACCCAGTCGTGCAGGTGAGCCAACTTTGTCTTTGTACTTACATCCTCTACAACCACTTGGTCTATCAGATTGGAACTTAGAACATGTAGTCGGGCCAGTAGCATTATCCTTCCACTGTATAACTTTGTTGCGTGTTACTGATTCAGAGTATGAGTCATGACCCTCACTCCATTTGATTGCTGTTTCTTCTGGGTCTACACAGAATGCAGCAACTCCGATAAGGCTATACCATAATGGCTCTGGTACATTCTCTTGGTTCTTGATTGCCCAACTAATCTGCTGACACTTACTTGCTACAACAGAACCTACGGCAGGTGGGAACTCTTGTTCGACTGCTAAGTTTCCTAGCAATGAACTCTCACGTGGTTGCCGTGATACATGGTCCGGGGTATACTGTACGTAATTCTCCAGTGTATCTGAAAGAGCTTCAGGTGTAACAGGTTCAGCATCCATCAATAACTTTACTTCATTACCGTTCTTGGGGTTGTGTGTTCCAACTGGTCTTAATACTAAGGCACTGTTAGTTGTTAGCCCTGCATCAATCTTGAAGTCCTTCTCTGCCGCTGCTAGTTTCATAGCGTTAGCAATAGCAAACCATTTGTGTGGTTCTAGTTCTCTAGTGAGTACCCAGTAAACATGTAGTCCGTTACCCGAGAATATAACCATGGGTTTCGGTAGTTGCATTTCGGTAACAAACTCACCTAATGCAGTTAGTCCTTCTCGCCATGATGGATATGGCTTTGTCTCTCCACAGTCTACATCTAATGCAACCACCTTGGTTGCTCTGACGTTATCTTGTTTCCTACTACCTTTTTCTCTAAAGGCTGATATTGCATAATAGGTATTGTTTTTAGTTTGGTCTGACCTAATACAGACCTTTGCTAATTCGTCTACGCTGTCAAAGAACCCTTGTCTATTACCATCTTTGTTGATAACTGTTGTGACATAAAATCCCTCGGTTGGTAGAACGCGCCGTAAAAATTCCAACGTGTTCATTTGTCCTCCTCAAATAAAAAAGGGGAGTGTTCCCCTTTCTCTAGTCTGTTTAATGATACTCCGATAAATACTTAATGAGTCTCTTTTTTCTATCGGCAGGTTCCATGGCTATAACCTCGGGTGCAGGCCATCCTTTATCTTGCATAACTGCTAATAGTTTTCGAAGTGTAGTACGCATTAACTTGTCATTGTCCTTACGCATTACTGAACCTTTTCGCCAACTATAGTAAGTCATCCGTGATATACCTATCACTGACGCTATGTCAGTGACAGTCAATAGCATATGCTTTCGAAGTGACTCCACTTTAGAAAAATCAAGTGGAGATTTGTTAGTCATCAGCAACTTCCCCTACAAGAGCAGCAATCTCATCAGCCAAACTAGCAGTAGCAGTAACAACTGGTGCTTCAGCAGGTTCCTCTACAACTTTTCTTGCTTTAGGTTTTGCTTTCGCTTTAGGTTTCGGTGCTTCAGCAGGTGCTGCTTTACCAAACCCTTTCACTTTCGCTTCGACTTTAACTTCTTCGATAACAGGTGCTGTCTTAGGTACAGATACAACTGCTACTTCTTTCTCACCTGTGATTGTTAGCACTTTGTCAGTACCAAACAACTTATCTACTGCGGCTTGTGCTGCTTCATCAATGAAGCCACCAAAACCAAATGTTAACTTCGGATATGATGCATCAGTATCAAACGAGATAGTAGTCTTAACAATCTCAGGTGGGATACCTCTAGTAGATAACTCTTTCTGGTACGAGTTCAATCCTTTCAATGCACCAGGAGTTACTTGTAGTAAGTACACTGAACCCTCTGCATCATCAGCAGAAACTACTGCTAATCGCTTCTGGTCTGCACACGCTTTGATTTGCTGACCTTGTGGTGTTATCTTAGAACCCCAAGCATTTTGAGGACACGAAGCACACAAGTCATTCTGTGGTTTAGTGCTGTCAGTGTGAGGTCTAATACCATCTAACGAGAAGCAGTCAGGTGCTGATGGCTCAGCGTCTGGTGTCCATGGTTTTTCATACCATGTCTTCGATAGTTTAGGGTTAGCACCCACAACAATTATGTCTAACTTGGTTGAGTCAAGGACAGTTTCATTACCACCTTCAACAATACGGAACCGACTGCCTTTGATAGAGATGCGAGGAAATCCATCACCACCTGTCGATAAACCACCTGTTAAAGATTGTGCTAATACTGACGGCACGCCTACTTTGCCTGCTAGATGTGCAGGTACTTGGATATTACTTGGAACTATGTTGCTCATGTTGTTTCTCCTATTATTAAACATCAATTTTTGGTGCAGGCTTACGGACATTGATAGCAATCTTTGTACCGTATGTAACTCCTGCGGGGACAGCCTTGTTCATGTCGATGTATCCACGAACTGCTGTTTTACTTACACGTCTTTCGAATAGGTCGTATGCATCATTCTCTTGAATGAATCCTAGCATAGCGTCCCAGTCTTCAACTCGAGCGTAGTCATTAGTAGTAAGAAATGCTGTACCATGATTGGTCTTGAAGGATGTTACTCCTTCAGCATCTGCTTTCTCCTTAATCCACGATTCGAGTTTAGTCATGTTATCTTTTATACCTTTGACCTTGGCTTTTGCTTCAGCATCAATGGCTTCTTTCTTCTTACGTAGTTTCATGTACGTTTCTATTACTTGGTCTACTGTTAGACTCATATGTCACCTCGTTTCTTGTTGTATTAAATCAAGAAGCAATCCTTGTAACTTTTGTTTGTTACGCAATCTGTCATACATCTTGGACTCCAAAGCAATGGATTCAATATGCACAACGTTTGATACATGCTTCTTACCTATTCGTTCAATGCGACCATTCGCTTGAACATACTGCTCGTTACTTGTTATCGGCCCATACCATATGATGGTTGATGCCGATGTTAGTGTTAGCCCGTGAGCCATCGTTGCAGGGTGTGCAATCAATACTCGTGGGTCTTTACTATTTTGGAAGTCGTTGAATATCTGGTTGCGTTTTGCTGAACTTACTGCACCATTAACAACTGCGACACTCCACTTCTTCTCCAACTTAGCCTTCAACATATGTAATGTTCCAGTTAACGGAACGAACAATATAACTTTCTCACCTGCTTCTTCAATCACCTCCTCTACTACTTTAACCCTAGGCGAACAGTCCAACTCAATGTTCTGTCCGTCATCACCATAGACTACACCACATGCTATCTGTACAAGTTTCTGTAACTTAACAGCCTCATTGACAGCAGTGATAGAGCCTTCCTCTTCCATTTCAATAACGAAACGCCTTAGCATTTCCTTGTAATACTTTTCCTGTTCCTTAGTCAGTGATACTTTACGTGTCTGTATTATAGTATCGGGTAAGTCAAAGCACTCATCACGAGAATACCTAACCGATGGTTGTAATACATCCTTCACAATGTCCACNCACTGGCCTATCTTCATCATAACTTGGTCGCGAAATGCTGTGTATGTGTTCGAACAGAACGGACTATTAACTAACTTCGCTAACGCCCAAGCATCAGTTGGGTCATTAGGTGTTGGTGTTCCCGTCATCATCCATAGCCTTGCTTGTTTATTATTATCCATCCACTTACGGAATATCTTGAACCGATTAGTAGATGGGTTGCGTAGTACTGCCGCCTCATCAACGATAACTAGGTCAAACATATTCGTAGCCTCATCTGATATGATATTAAATCCATCATGGTTGATGATGTAGAAGTCAGCATCTGTGGCTAGTAACTTCTTTCTACGTGCGGCAGTACCGTACAACGTCACTGCAGTACGATGTATAAAGCCTGTAAATATACTGTCACCCCATACACGTTCAAGCGTAGACAGTGGCGATATGATTAAACACTTCTTAATCACACCAACATTCATCAAGTAGTCTGCCGCCCACAGTGCTGACTGTGTCTTACCCGTACCAATATCATTAAGCACCAATGCTTTCTTATGCATGGTTAAAAATGCTGAGGTCAATCGCTGATGCTTGTATGGTATAAAGTCACCTACCCAGTCATAGTAATGCAGGATAGGCGATGGTACTTTAATACCAAGGTTACGAAGAACCTTAACTTCATCTATCTTATGTGGTGTAACTACTATATCTGTACCTTTAATAGTCATCAGCTTCGCAGTCGGTATACAATCAAGAACCC